CTTGGAGCCACCGGCAAACTTCTCCAGGCTGCGGTAGCCCTCGATTGCCTTGACCGGGTTGTCCCATCCCTTATTCGTGATGTAAGCGGTGGTGGCCTCATCGACCTGCCCGTACCATGGTGCAGGGGTGCCGGGTGCGGGGGTGGCAGGGGCGGCGCCAGCAGGAGCAGCGGCACCATTGCCGCCACCGTTATCGCCCAGAAGGGCGGCAGTAGCTTCACTCATTTTGATCCTCGATCAGTTTGAAAACATCATCCTCGGTCAGTTGCAGGTGGGCCTGTATTCGACACCACACCTCGCGCCTGCCCTCAAGGAGATACGTGGTCTGGACGTTGTTCACATCTGCGGTGGGCAGGGTTGCCCGACAGAAACGCCGGAGATCGGCCAGAACCTTGCGACCCTCCGGGTTATTGAACGCCGCCTTGTACGCGCGGCGTCGAATCAGAGTCAGCGGATTGAGGGTCATGCGCCTTGAAGCAGTGCGTTGGCTTGCGCGGCGTCCTTCATGGCGCCTGCGATGGGTTGTGCGGCCTCGACCATCTGAGCCTGCTGCGCAGCAGCAGCACGACCCTCGCGCAACTGACGCAGCGCCTCAGGGGAGCGCATGACAGGAGTCGGCACACCGGAGACCTCAGCGGTCAGGCGGGCCAGCTTGTCGGGGTCGAACACGTCGAGTACGTCCGGGTTGATCTGGGCGAATGGGGCCAGCAACTCCATGGTGCGCTGCACACCCACCAGTTCCTCGGCCCGCTGCATCCGGCTCATCGGGGAGTCGTAGACGATCTCGTACTCGCCACCCGCATCGACCAGTGCGCGGGGCATCGGGGGCAGGATGCGGTGGAACGCCAGCAAATCAAGCTCGCGCTCGATCAGCGGACCCAGCGCCTCGGACTGCTGGCGACCCATGGTGGGGGTCAGCAGCATGCCCTTCTCCTGAGCACGGATCAGCGCCTCGGTAGCCGTCATCCGTGGTGTCTCCACCAGAATCTGGAACAGCGTGACGAGGAATGCGTCATCGATGGACGCGCGGCGCTGGTCCATCTTGGTGTCGGCGATGTCCACCCGTGCGCCAGTCCCGAACGGTTGGATCATCTGCTGGCCGTTGCGGTTGACCCCGCCCACGTTCAACCCACCGGGTCGCATGTTCACGGTCATGGCGCCACCGCCGAGGATGCCGTCATCGTGCAGCAGCAGCGGGGGATCGATCAGCTTGTGGACGGCCCGGATGTCGGTCTTGGCCATCTCGTTGAGCATCTTGATGTCGGGCAGCGCCGACATCGCGGGGCTGCGCCCGTACACCTCATCGGGTGCGGTGACGTAGCGGCCGATGCTGTACGGGAACGAGGTGTAGCCACCGGCCGGGGCCACGAACACCTTGTCACGCACGGCGATGTAGTAGGAGCCGATCGGTTTGCCCCGGGCGTCCGCACGGCCCTGCTCGTAGTCGGATCGGGGCATGACCACATGGAGGAAGTCGTGCTTCTCGTTGGCACGGGCCGGGTTGTCCAGACACTTGCGTACCGACTCGGGCAGGTTCTGGTCGCCCCAGCGCTGTGCCGCCTGCCGTGCGGTGTACTTGAACGGTCTGTACACCGTGTCAACAACGCCCTGGTGGTTCTCCAGCAGGTACAGGTCGCGCAGGTTCACACATCGGTAGCGCAGGCCGGAACCCGGCTCGAAGTCGATGAACAGCGCTCCGGTACCGAAAGCACCCATGCTGATCCACCGCTCCGCGTTCTGCCCTGCGAAATTGGCCTTGGGGCTGTACCGGGCGTTGTAGAGGATGTTGTTGACCTGATAGAACCAGTCCTGCACATCGAAGTCGCGGTTCAGGTTCTCATCGGTCGTGCGCAGGTTGTGCCAGCGGGACTGTCGCGGCGTGAGCATGGAGTCCATGACCGAGCCGAACCGCTCCAGCGCGATCATGGGTTTGGAGTCAAAGACCTTCTGTGTCTTCTTCTCGCCGTCCGTGCGCTCGCCGATGAACCCGATCTGTCGCGGCAGGACGCGCTCGGCGATCTCTTCCCAATGCTGTTCCCAGGTGCCGCGCTGGCCCTTGAGATTCTCGAATGTGCGGATCAGGTCTTGCGGGTCGGCCATGTCACTGACCCAGCAGGGTGTTGGTGCCGGTGACGGGAGCCGCGACACCCGCGCCTCCGGTCAGCATTGTGGCGGCCTTGCCCGAGGCGGTGCGGTTGCGACGGCGCTCAGCCTCCGCAGCAGCCATCACGTCCGGCGTCGCCAGCGTGGGGGCGGGTGCAGGAGCCGCAGGTGTCTTGGGTGTGAACAGTCTGGTCATGGGGGAACCTCCATCAATGCGCGGCAGTGTAATGCATCAGGCGAAGATGTCATAGTCGCTCTGCGCCACCTTGCCCATCATCCGATTGTACGACTGCGACGTAGCCATGTCGGAGCGCGACACCTTCTCCGCGAATGTGAGGGCCAGTGCATCGGCCACGTCAGGCGACGCCAGCCCCCGCTTGACCATCGACTCCTTGGTCTCCAACTTGATCTGCCCCTTGAGAGTCAAGTCGTACTCCGGTCCGGTCAGGTCGTCGGAGAGCTGGTTGTCGTCGGTGATGCACCCGATGGAGAGCCAGTCGCGCATCTCGCTCCACATCTCGGCGCGGCGGTTGAGCCAGCGCTCCGGGTCCGACGACGCCTGTCCCGACTGTACCTCGATCACGCGGAACCGGAGCTGCTTGAGCCGGTCCACCACGCCACCACCCACACCACCACCGTCGATAAACACCGCATCGGGGTTGTGCTTCTGGATCGCGCTGGCGACCTTCTCGGCAAAGTCCATCGTTGTCATGCCCTTGTAGCGGTACAGCGGGAACGAGCGGGCATCGCGCCCCTTGCGCAGCAGGATGATCGACTCGTTACTCCCCTTGCGGGCCACGTCCACGCCCATGATGAGCGGGGCGCCTTGGTCGGCCGACATCTCACGCTCTGCAGCGTCTGACACAACCTCGCGGCTGATGAACTGATCCACGCCTGTGCGGGGGAACTCACCTTTGACCTCTACACGGGTCACATCGTGGTCCTCGCCGTACTTGTCTGCGATGCGCTGGTACACCCCAGCGTCCACCCCTTCGACGCTGCGCGAGTCGATGTAGCGGGTCTGCCAGAAGTTCCGGTCCTTGTGGAAGCACTCGAAGAACCTGCCTGTGTTGCGCCGTGGGTTCGAGATCACGAGCCACAGGCGCAGCGGTGCGAGGTCGGTGAAAAACCCCTCAGTCACTGGCCAGATGGGGTCGGAGATACCCGAAGCCTCGTCGAACTGCACCATCATGCCGATCTGGCTGTGGGCACCGGCGAAGGCGTCAGGGTTTTCCTCCGACCACGACTGCGCCTCGACGTAGTAGTACTGTGTGTCGATCTTGAGCTGGTTCTGCACCATCTCCGAGAACCACTTGGCCGGGCGCAGCGACATCGACGACTTCTCGAACCAATGCGAGTTGATCGCCATCGTGTGCCACTTGCCCAGCTCAGCCATGGTGCGCGAGCGAAGCTGTGTCTCCGTGTTCGCCGTCACGATGGTGGTGCTGCCAATCCAGCAGCTCGCGACGAACAGGTCCAGCATCGCCAGGAACGCCGACTTGCCCGGGCCACGACCCGAGCTGATCGCAAGGTACAGCGGTGTGGGCGGCAGGCCAATCTTGGCCTTCTCCATGTCGAGCATCAGGTGATCCCCGATGCGTGTGAACTCCTGCACCTGCCAGGTGCGGGGCTTCTTCACGTCTGCCAGCGGTGTGCCCGCCACGCCCCACGGGAACGCATACAACACGAATCCCAGCGGGTCGTACTGGTACGAGAGAATGTCGGTGATGAGCATCTGCTCGTCGATGGTGGGGCCGTTACTGGCCATCCGAGTCGTCCTCACTGTCGTCCATCGCCAGCGCAATGCCGACAGCGACCCCCACGATAAACCCGAGCACGAACCCAGCGACTGTCATGTGATCCTCCCTTGAACGTCAATCACCTCACCACGCAGATCTTCCACGCGCTGCCGCGCCTCGGCCCTCGCTTCAACTAGGTTGGTGATGATGGTCTGCTCGATCTGCCGAGTCTCACCAAACCGCTTCCTGTTCCACACCCCCAACACCCACTTGCGAGTGCTGATGCGCAGGGTCGAACGCTGGACGTCTTCGATGGTGTCACTGGCGTCGGCAATGTCGATAAGCTGCTGCATCACGATCTCGGCAGCGATGGACTGCGCCTCGTAGTAGCGGGCCTTGCGGTTCTCGTCGCGGTGGACCCACGAGAGGAAGCGGTTGTAGTCGATGGGGAGCGGGTACATCTCCAGCGCGGCGGTGAGCGGCTGGCCAGACTCGATGGTCTCCATCATGCGATCAAACACAGACTCGAAGGAAGCGAGTTCGTTGTGCCGACGAAGTGCTGCCAGCTCCTTCCGTTGCGCCGATGTGAGCGGGGCGATGGTGTCGGGGCTTGTCTGCGGCAAGAGGAAAGCTGGCAGGGCGACCATCGTTGCAATGTACCACAGGATCACATGGGGGAGAGTTGATTTTGTTTTTCAAATTTTCAGAGTGATGGTGGATCGGTGGATCAGCGTGTTGATGGATCAATGACCCGTTGGGTTTTGATTTTAGATTTTTATTCGGAGGGTCGGAGGGGGCTTCTGCCCCAGCACCAGCGCTCCTTGGGGGCTCCCCCACCCCCTGGCTCGCGCATCGCTGGCACCAGGACCCCATACCTAATGGGCCAGCTAGTACGTTGGGTAGCGAGCCAGTGGGTCAGCATCAGCGAGCCAGTGGGTCAGCTAGTACGTTGGGTAGCGAGCCAGTGGGTCAGCTAGTACGTTGGGTAGCGAGCCATTGGGTCACTGACCCACTGGGGGTCACTGACCCAATGGGGCAGGAATGTGACCCACTGGGGCAGGAATCACCTAGTTATTAGGTCTAGCTAGCTAGCTTGCGACAGTAGTGACACAGATCATAATACGCGTATTTATACTATGTATGACGATATGAGCTGTTCCACGACCCTCCGAATCTCTGCCACATTGTCACACTCTAGCTAGCTAGGTTATGATGCCAGCACATCAACCCATTGGAGCATTGACTCATGTACCACTTT